AGCCGCCCGCCGGCGGCGTCGCGGCCCCGGACTTCGGCGGGCAGGGGATCGGCTTGGCATTGATCGTCGGGGCGATGGCGCAGGACGGGGCGGGCACAAGGGTCGCGCCCTTGTCCTCGGCGGGCTGGCAGGCGGCGAGGGTGCCGAGGATGACGACGGCGCCGGCGAGGGCGCACACGGCGCCGACGGGCGCGATGGATGTCTTGCGGTTGGGTTTCATACCCCGACGGTACCCACCCACACACGGACCCCGCAACTGTCCGCGTCCGCCGCCCACGTCTTCGACGTCCACCAACTGACAATCTGCCCGTCGTCGGCGATGATCCCCGAGTCGGTCAGGGCGTCGCCGAGGTTGCGGGTGTACTTGTCGAGGTCCCCGTCACGCAGCCTGTCCGGCCACAGGCGCCCCGCTGAGCGCCCAGCGGGCGGGGGTAGGTGGAATTCAGCGCCGACGCGCACCGGGCCCGTGTACGGCGTCCACACGCCCTTTCCCCCGGCCAGCTTGCCCCAGAGGGTGCGCACAATGACACCCCTCCACTCGTAGCTGCCCTCGACGGCCTCGGTGAGGATGGCGCTGCCATTCGCGCGCCGGCCCCGTACTTTCAGACTCCCCTTCGTCCTCGGGCGCCCCGGCACCCACACGTCCACAGCGGCCAGCCCGTCCGGGCGTACGGAGTCGAGGGGGTTCATGCCGGCGGCACCCCGTACAGCGCGGCGGCCAGCAGCACGATCGTCGGCAGGACTGCCAGCGACCACTCGATGTCGGCGGCTTCCGCCCGGACCCAGTCCCAGGTGCGTCTCATGCCGACCAGGGTAGCGCGGCGGCTAGGGCGGGGTGCGTAGCCCGTCGGGTGACTACGCACCGTAGCTGTAGCTAACTTATATGGGGGTGTAGCAAGTGAAGCAGCTCTCCCCCCTTGTCCACATGAGACCTTGAAGAATTGAGAATTAATATAGAACAAGGTTCCGGTGCTGCTTCACTTGCTACACCCCCACTTCCGTTAGCTACAGCTACGGTGCGTAACATTCTGGGTCACAGTTCACCCTGGCGACCCCGGGGAGCTAGGGTGGGGGCCTGCATTGGTCGCAAAGACAAGTGCGCCCCGGCAGCGCGTGAACGCTCCGGGGCTGAACCGAGAGAGGATCTCGATCCCATGGCTCACAAGATACCAGTGCCCAGCAACTTCGATGGGCTGGTAGCGATAGACCTGTCCGCCGACTTCCCCTCCGCACGGCCCGGGGAGAATGGCAGCGTCATCGTCCACACCGGCGCCTGCCGGCCGCCGGACGTCGCGGCCATACTGGAGCGCGACCTTGAGATGCTCCGGATGCACGCGCACATGATCACCGGTCACCTGGCCGAAGACGGCGATAGCTCGAGGGTGGGGGCGGTGGGCGTTGTGGTCGAACCGGGGCGAGAACTTCCGCTGATGCGATGCATGATGAAGTGTCGGGAAAGCTCCTATCCGAGCGAGGTGCGATGCACCTACGACGGAAATATCATGTCCTGCGTCTACTCTCAGGACTGCGCCCACACCGGCGACTGGATTGAACTGATGGTCATACTCACAACCCCCGCACAACTGGCCCCCCACCTCCGCGCCCTCGTCCTGGTGGCCATCCGGAAGGCCGGCGAGGCTCTGTGAGCGACTCCCCTCTGGCCGCGTTCGAGGAGTACACCGAACGCGGTTGGTTCGTGCACCCCATTCACCGATGTGGGGACACGCGACTGGACGAGGAGACGGGTGAACTGGTCGCCATCGACAAGCGCCCCATCCTCCCCGGCTGGCAGCGCGCCTCGACCAACGACCCCGCCGACGTCCGGCGCTGGTTGGGCGAGCGCCGGTTCGCCGGGGCGAACATCGGCGTCCACGCCGAGCGCTCCGGGCTGGTGATCGTCGACCTGGATGTCCGTCCGGACAAGAACGGCATCGACTCCTGGCTGGAGTTGTCGCACGGTTGGGAGCCGGATACTTTCACGGTGCGGACGCCGACGGGCGGCCTGCACTACTACTTCGAGGCACCCGAGGGTGTGAGGTTGGCCAACACGGCCGGTAAGCTCGGCAAGGGGATCGACACCCGCTCGAGCGGCTACGCGGTGGCCCCCCCGTCGGTCACGACGGCCGGGGAGTACATGGTCACCAACTGGTCGGTGGGCAGGCTGGAACCCGCCCCCCGCTGGCTGGTCGCGAAGATCCTGGAACGGCGTACCGAGGTGGCCCGGCCGTTCGTCCCGGTGGTCCCGGGGGTGTCGGCGTCGGCGTCCTCGGTGCTGGCTCGGGTGAAGAATTTTGCCGCCGAACTGGCCGACTGCGGGGATGGCGCGAATGACCTCGCGATGCGTCTGGCGGTGCGGGCCGGTAACTACGTGGGCGCTGGCCAGATCGAACGGGCCGTGGCTGAGAGTGTCCTCATCGGCGCCATGGAGGGGTGGAAGTTCACCGGCACCAACACCCGGGCGTCCATGATCAGCACGATCCGGGAAAAAGTCGCACTGGGGATGAAGACACCCCGGGCCTGGGAGGAGTTGCGTAGTCTGACCGGCGGCGTCGAACTGCCGGCCCCGCCCCCCGACGAACCTGAGGCGCCCCGAAGTTCCCGCGTCGTCACCGGCTGGAGTACGGACGACGGGCAGGCCCGCGAGATGCGCCGCCTGTTCCCCGGGTTGAGGTTCGCCGAGGCGGCTGACGGGGGGAAGCTGAATTGGTTCGCCTGGTCGGGTAAGCATTGGAGTCCGGTCGGCGAGTCGAAGCCGACCGGACTCATGCAGAACTGGTATCAGAGGCAGCTTGATGAACTCAACGCCCAGATCGCTGTCCTGGACCTGGAGTTAGAGGCGGCGAAGGATCGCGGCGCCGAACCGGATGAGGAGAAAGAGGGCAAGCTGGACGCCCTGGAGGCGCGCGCCAAGTCGGTGACCCGCTTCATGGGTGCTTCGAAGCAGTCCAACATCCTGAAGGCATGGCGGGTGATGGCGCGAGCCGCCATCGACGAGTTCGATGCTCATCCAGAACTCCTGAACACCCCCGACGGCGTCGTGGACCTGCGGACCGGGGAGTTGTCTCCGCACGACCCGAGTCTGATGCTGACGAAGCTGACCCGTGGCCGCTACCGTCCCGGGTATCGTCATGCGGACTGGGACTCGGCCCTGGAGTCACTCCCGGACGGATTGCGGACGTACCTGCACATTCGTGTCGGCCAGGCCGTGACGGGCGAAGCATCGGCGAGTGACGACATGGTTCTTCTGGTCGGCGGCGGGTCGAATGGTAAGTCGGCCATTATGGATGATGGCCTGCTGCACGCCCTGGGCGACTTCGCGATGTTGGCCAGCCCGAATCTGTTCACTAAGGCTGAGGGCGGGGCGTCGCCGGAGCGTGCCTCACTGCGGGGCGCCCGCTTGGTGCTGGCCGAGGAGTTGAGCGAAGAGGGTGTGTTCTCCACTGCCGAGGTGAAGCGCATAGTCGGCACGTCGACCATCTCGGCCCGCAAGTTGTACCAGGGGGATATGACGTTCACGGCGTCGCATACGATCTTCGTGAACACGAACCACCTGCCTCAGATCCGGGAGACGACGGACGGGGACTGGCGGCGTTACTGTCCGATCCCGTTCCCCTTCAAGTTCGTCGACGGCGATCCGGCCAACGCATACGAACGCCGGGGCGACGCCGACCTGAAGCCTCGGCTGCGTAACGGTAGGCAGGGGCAGCATGACGCGATGGTGACGTGGGCTGTCGAAGGGGCGATGAAGTACTTCGCCGACCCGGGTGCCCTGGGTCGGTCGCGGCGGCCCGTCGAGGTCGATGCGGCGCTGGGGGCTTGGAGAATGAGCGCCGACCTGTTGCTGTCGTTCCTGGACGAGCGGGTCGTCGCCGACCGGGGTGCAGCCATTCCCCGTAAGGATCTGTTCAAGGAGTTCAGTAGCTGGTTGGATGAGGGGCAGCATAAACGCTGGTCGTCATCGACGTTCTACCAGCGGTTCATCAAGCACCCGGCGTATGTGGAGATGGCCGTGGCTGAGGGGCAGACCCGGGATCACTCGATCATCAGTCGGCCCACGCCGGTGGGCGCGACCTGGTCGTCGAACGGATCTCCGCTTCCGGAGACGGTTCGGGTGTTCAGGACCATCCGGTTCAAGCCCTCCTGACTCCAGAAACGACAGCACCCCCCGACCATCGTGAGGTCGGGGGGTGTTGTCTCTCGGCCGCTGGGAGCCCTGCCGGGGCTGATCCTACTGCGCGGCGGGCCACTCCAGTCCTAGCTTGATGGCATCCCGCCGCTGCCTGGGGCTGAAGACGCGCGTCCAGTTCCCGGTTGGGACTTTTACCGGGTATGTGACCCCGCCACAGTGTGGGCATGGGGCGGGTGCCTCACCGAGCGGGGCCAGGATCGGGTCCGCTTCGGAGGCGGTGAGGTTGGCGTCTTCGATGCGGACCCGCGCCGCCGGGTTCCCCGGGGCAATGATCTTGATGTGTGCCGGGTTGAGGCACATCGACACCTCGCAGACCGTACTGGCCCACAGCTGTGCGTCCAGCATCTCCTCGTTCAGATACTCCCAGACGGCCCGCCTGACGCTGCGGCGCCCCCCGTCGAGGCTGGCCATGGGGGAAATGGGGTGACCCTTGCCCAACCAGGTCAGGCAGTCGCCCTCGATCCCTTCGGGGGCGGGCCTGGCGTGAACGAACGTCCCCCCGTGCTTGTTCGCTACTAGGGGGCTAAGCCCCATGTCAAGCAGTGTGTCGGTTAGTGTTTCCTCGTCCCAGTCGGACATATTTTCGTCTCCTTACCTGTTGGGTTTTGTCTTACTCTTCCGATGCTACCTCACTGTCCCAGGGGCCGTATGTCCCTGACAGCGCTAACATTGTCGCCTCCCTCGGGTCTTGTGGGTGGACGTGGAACTGCGCACATCCCCCACGGAGGCACAGGGTCCCCGCCGCCGTCCAGGTCGCACCCTTCCCATCGCTCGCCCACCTCGTACCGTAGGGGTGACGCGCCCGTTCCCCCTCCCCCTCGTTCCCGGTCATTGTCCCGCCTCCACGTCGAGCACTTGGGCGTTGAGGACGTGCCTCATGCCCTCTACCGCCCACGCGTGCGTCTGCCCGCCCTCATCTGATCCCCAGCCACCGCCGGGGACGCACAGGACCCGCGTCCAGATCGGTTCGAGTCGCACCACCTCCGTGATTCCGCCCCGCTTGAGGGTGAGGGCCTTACCCCCCACCCCCAGTCCGTGAAGCTCCGTCGCCTCGACCACCCACCATGCGGCGGCCCCCGTAGCGGTGGCTCCCCAGCGGACCCAGTCGCCGATCATGATGGCCGCGACTGAGCGGTACTCAATGAGTCGCTGACTGGGCCCGGTCATTGAGTTCCTTCCCGATCTGTGAGTGGCCGATCTTCCATAGCGCCCCGTGACGCAAGACGTACGCGACGGTCGCCTTCCAGGGCTTGTCCTCGCCTGCCCGTTCCCAGCAGGCGACGAGGACGGTTGATCGTACGGCGACGGAGTCGATGAACGTCTCCCCTACCCGTGTGCGCGAATAGGTGATGTAGGGTTTCGGGTCCTCCGGGTGCGCCCGGAGGCGCCTCAGCAGCGCGAGGGCGGCGGGGGCGCACGGGTCCCCGGGGAGCAGAATCTTACTCACCTTCGCTCACCCATCCCATCCTGATTTCCGTCTGCCGCCAGGACAATGACAGCCGCCGATCCCTCTCCTGCTCCAGGCGGGCGACCGACTCAGCGCTGACCAGCATCTTGAAGTCCCGGTATCCGAGACCCCGGACGTCACGCACGTCGAGGCGCCCCGCCTTCCCCCAGCGGTAGATGGTCTTCAGGTCCACCCCCAGCCTGCTCGCCGCCTGCGTCTTCGTCATCCACGTGCTGGGGATCTTGCTGGGGTTCACTTGCCCTCCTCCTGTGTCAGTTTCCCTGATCGCCGAGTTGGTCGCGGTGACCTGCGTCGCCGCCGCCAGGTTCACCGCCTCATTCCGGTCAGCGTGCAAGTCGCTCACATTGATCGGTACCTGTTCGGTCATTGTCTCTTCCTTCGGCTTGGCGCCCCGACGAGCTGCCTCGCCGGTGCGGTGGTGGTGTGGGTAGAGGGCCGCGCGCTCGCCGCCAAGGCCCACGTCCGCGAGCGCCTTGCCGGCCTTCTCGGCGAGGGGCGCGATGTCCGGATACTTACTCAGGTCGATCATTGTGAATCCCCTTCATTGCTGGGTTGAGGCCTCAGACTGTATCAGAGTGTCCGGCAGTTGTGATACAGTCCTGGCATGACGAACGAGGTCCGGCTGCGGGACTACCAGAGGGCGGCGATTGATGGCATCCACCGCGCCTGGCGGGGTGAGCCTCGGGGCACGGGCACGGGTGTCGTCAACCGGGTCGCGGTGGCGCTGCCCACCGGAGCAGGTAAGACCGTCGTATTCTCGCACCCTGACCTGCGGGAGTCTGTGATCGGGACGGGGGCGCGGGGGCGTAGGATGCTCATCCTCGTGCACCGTGAGGAGCTGGCCGGCCAGACCATACAGAAGTTGCGCTCGATCGACCCGAGTGCCGTCGTCGGCAGGGTGCAGGCGGAGCATGATCAGGTTGACGCGAAGATTGTCGTTGCCTCCGTGCAGACCCTTGCCCGGAGGAGTCGCAGAGATCAGATCAAGGACGTCGGCCTGATTGTCGCCGACGAGGCGCACCATTACACGTCGAAGACTTACCTGGAGACGTTGACGCATTACGGCGCATTCCGTGGTATCCCGACGGTCGGCTTCAGCGCCACCTTGACCCGGTCGGATGACAGGAAGTTGGGCGACCTGTGGGAAGAGCTGGTGATCCGTAAGGACATTATTGAGGGTATCCGGGCGGGTTGGTTAGTTGATGTCCGGGGCAAGACTGTGGCCATTGAGGGGCTGGACCTGGCGAAGGTGCAGCGCACCCGGGGTGACTACGCTGACGGGGCGCTGGGTGCGGCCCTGCACGGCGCCCACGCGGCCGAGCAGGTTGCCGAGGCATACAAGTCGAGCGCCATGGACCGGCAGGGGGCCGCTTTCTGGCCGGATGTCGCCTCCGCCCAGGAGGGTGCGGAGGCGTTCAACTCCACCGGCATCCCCAGTGAGGTCGTCATCGGCGAGACGCCAACCGATGTGCGTCAAGCGATCTACGCCCGGACGCGCGCCGGGGTGACGCAGGTCATCCACTCGTGCATGGTCCTGACTGAGGGCTTCGACATGCCCCAGTTGGATTGCGCGGTGATCGCGCGACCAACACAGAATAACGCCCTGTACGTGCAGATGGTGGGGCGGGTGCTACGTCCCTGGCGGGCGCCCCGGCCGGGGTTCGGGGTGAAGCGTGACGCCCTCGTCCTGGATGTGGCTGGGGTCGCGGGGAAGCATAAGCTGGCTACCCTCGCCGACTTGTCTCCGAGCACGAAGCTGCCCCGCGAGGACCAGTCCCTGCTTGAGTCCGAGGATGAGCCCGAGGATGAGCCCGAGGACGACATCCCCACCGGCCCGATGTCGCCGAAGGCGAAACCCTTCGACTTCGGCGCTGTCACGTTGCGCGACGCCGACCTTTTCAGCGAATCTGCGGCGCTGTGGCAGCAGACCCCACGGGGAACCTGGTTTGTCTCCGTGGGGAGCTGGTTCGTGTTCCTGTGGCCGATGGGGGGCGGCCTGTGGACGGTCGGGCGGGTGGGGCAGAAGGGGGGACTCGCGTCGGCTGAACTCGTGCAGGGCGACCTCACTTTCGAGTGGGCGATGGCGCGGGCCGAACGGGAGGCTGACACCCTGGAGGGCATGCAGACGCTGACCTATGGGGTTGGCCGGAGCGCGTCGTGGCGGCAAGGCAGCCGGCCCGCGTCCGACGCCCAGAGGGGGTACGCTCGAAGCCTGGGCATCGCTTTCGACGCTGGGACGTCGAAGTCCCAACTGGCCGATATGATCACCACCAAGATTGCCGCCCGAGTCCTGGGCGGCTAAACCCAACGAAAGGTAAGGCAATGGATACTGTCGGACACTTCCCCCCACACGCGACGGGGTGTGAGGTCTGCGGACGCGCCCTCATCAACACGGACGGCAAGCCGTGCGACATCAATGGCAACGCCCGGTGAGCGCCGGCGACGGAATGGGCGACTTCGTCCTGCCCTCGCAGTTGAGTTCCCAGGGGCAGGGCAACCCGAGGACCGTGCCCCGCCCATCGAACGCGGGGTTCGTCCAGGGCGTCACCTTCGACCGTTGGGGCCGGTACCAGCTCCCCAACGGGGGCACGGGGGAGCTGGAGCCCTTCACCCGGGTCACGACCCTCGCGGGGATGGTGACCAGCGTTGAGGGCCTGCGGGTGTTCACGGAGCGCGGCATCGTCGAAGGTATGGGCCTGCGCCCTGACCTGCGGCAACTTGCTGCTAGTGACCCCAGCAGCAAGGAGGTCCAGGACAAGGTCCGGGGGGCTGCGAAGGAGGCGGCGAAGCTCAATGCTGCCGCGACCCGGGGAACGTCCCGGCACCGCCTGCTCGAACTGCACCCACCGGGTACGCCGTGGCCGGATCATGTCGACCCTAATGACGAGGACGGCCAGGATCTGGCGGCGGCCCGGAGCCTGCTCACCGAGCTGCAAGTGAGCATCCAGCACACCGAGCTCCTGGTCGCGAACCGGGTCAGCGGGTATGCCGGTCGGCTCGACTACCTGATCGAGGTCAGCGGCCAGTTGTACATCCTAGACCTGAAGACAGGGGCGAAGCTCCTGGACCCCGGCAAGCGCACCACCATTGGCGCACAGTTGGCGCTCTACGGCTACTGCGATTCGGCTTTCATCCCGGGTACGGGTTGGGTCCAGGCGCCCATCATCAACCGCCAGGTCGGCTACGTCCTGAGTGTCTGTGACGGTGTGGCCGCCCTGTACGAGGTGGACTTGGAGGACGGCTGGAAGGTGGCGAGGATCGCCCTCGCCCTGCATAAGGCACGTAAGGATTCGGTGAGCTTCACAGAGGTTCGTTCGCTGGGTGGGGGCGCGGCGACCTATGTCGAGCAGGCCTCCCAGTTCCGCGAGACCCTCGCTCAGGCGTCAGCCGATCTGCTGGCGACGCCCGATGCCGCCGAGCCGGAAGTGGGTCGGAAGCGGAAGCGGCGCGCCTGCTCCGCATGCCGGGAAGTCGGCCACTTCGCGAAGAACTGCCCGACGCTCGTCGACGACACCGACGACGTGAACCTCACCCCCGCCGCCACGTTGAGGGAAGATGAGGAGGAGACGGCGGAGGAGACGGCGGAGGAGACGGAAGCGGAGCGCACGTCTCGGCTTCGACTGCTCGACCCCTGCGAATGCGCACCGGAGGAGCGCACCGGGTTCATCGACCTCGACGACATCAACGGGGTCCCACGGTGCAGGACTTGCGTCGGCATCGCCCACTGGGTGATGGGGGCCTGGACGGTGGAGGAGGTTGCGGGCACTGTCCCTGACGTGGTCGAGGTGCAGTTGCGCAACGCCAGGTCACAGGAGGAACTGGGGCGGATCTGGCAGGTGGAGGCGGCCGCCGGCCGCTGGGAGGACAAGCACACCGAACTGGGTAAGCAGTTGCGTGAGGTGCTCCCGCTGATGGACAAGGATGTCGCGCCCCGGGTGTAGTCTCGGGGATGCGAGTGCAAGTCGAACCGACAACAACAATAGAGAATCGGGAACCGTGATGACTGAACTGTCGATCGAGGTCGAGGACTTCCAGAACCCGTCCGAACTGGCCAGCGCTGGGAGCGGGAACTACCCCGCCCTGTCTCAGCTGCGGGGCCGCCTGCTGTGGGTGAAGCCGATCCTGCGCAAGGACAACCAGGCCAGCATCCAACGCCCCGAACCGCACACCGTCATGGTGTGTGACATGGCGTTCCTGGACGGGCCAGCCATCGCGCACCGCCTCGACAAGGACGGCGACATCCACGCTACCTTCGATGAGCCCGTCAACCCGGGAGACGTGATCCGGGGCATGTACTTCTCCCAGGGCTGGTTCGTGAGTCGCCTGAAGGATCGCGCCGGCGACCCCACGTTCCCCGGACTGGTTGGAATCCTGGGTAAGGCGCCGGCGCGTACCGGCCAGATGTGGGTCCTGACGGACCCGTCCCCCGCCCAGATGACCCAACTGCGGACGTGGGCTGCCTGGCAGCGCAAGAAGGACGCCGAGGAAGCTGCGGCGAAGGCGAGCGCGGCACCCGACTGGGCGAGCGCTGGCCCCGTCAGCACGGGCCCGGCAGTGTCCGCACAGTTGCCGCCGTGGATGAGCGGCACCGACGCCGTGGCCCCGCCGTTCTGATCTTCCCCTGAAGGGGAGGGGGCGAACCTGATCTCGCCCCCTCCCCGCACATAACCCAACGAAGGAGTAGGCAATGGGCAATGAGACGAAGAGCGGACTAACCGTCCCGGAGCGTTTTGTGGGCGAAGAGGTCGTTCCCCGGGTGGTAGCACTGTCCCAGCGCCTCGGCGTGGTCGAGGTGAAACTAGACGAGGTCGCCCAGCAGACCCGGGAGCACCTCAGCAACTCTGCCGAGATCAACGCGGCGGAGTTCGCGAAGTTGCACGACAGGATCGACCTGCTGGAGGACGGCGACGAGGACGACGAGGATTGCGACTGCTGCGACATTGTCGACGAGATCGACCGGAACGCCACCCGGGCCCGGATCGTCCTCGACTACGCCCTGGCCGTCAGTGCCGTCGGCGCGACCCTCGGCGTCGCCTCGTCCGCCTGGTGGTTGCGGTGAGTGTCCCCCTGCCCGAGGGGTGGCGGGAATCGATGGTGTTCCCCCTGCCCCAGACGCCCGAGGTGCCGACGCTGATCCAGTTCGGCCATACGGGCAGTGAGTGGCCAATGGAGTGGCATTCGTTCGGCGACAGTTGCGAGCGATGTTCCCAGTACCGACTCTGGGCGGCGGGGGCGACCCTACCCATTCAGCTCGTCGACTATGACGAAGATCCCCGGTAGCGGGCGTTATCTGGGTGCGTACCAGCGTGCACGCGCCCAGATGCGCACCGCCCGACCACAGCCCTGCGGCATCTGCGGCAGGGCTATTGACTATTCCCTCACCAAGCCCGACCCGGGCAGCTTCACCGTCGACCATATTCGCCCCATCGCCAGGGGTGGTGAGGACGTCCCCGACAACTACCGGCCCGCGCACCTGGGGTGTAACTCCAGGCGCAGAGATGCCCCGGCAGGGAAGCCTGAGCTTCGCCTGCCGGGGCTCCGTAAGAACTCCCGCGACTGGGGGTAGGGCGGATCTGACTACGTCAGATCATGGGGTAGGGCGGATCTGACTACGTCAGATCATGGGGTAGGACTATCTCGTCAGTGTGAGGATCAGGGCGACGATGATCGCCCATTCGCTGACAGTGCGGACAATCAGCCCGCCCCTCCTGCTCCAGCCCGACCCGATCGGGTCGGACGCGGCCACCCAGGCGCACGTCCCGACGAGGGCCAGGATCAGCGCCAGGGTCGCGCTGATGCCCGTCTCCGCCTTCTGCGTGAGGATGATCATCGCCCCGACGACGGGCGCCCACTGCTTCACGACAACCCCTCCAGCGCACTCTCGTCGGTGAGGGTGTAGGTCACGCCAAGGTGCGTCTTGCCTGGTCGAATACGGCCGATGACGCCCAGGTTGACCAGCCGGGTGATGGCCGCGCCGGCCGCCGTTGGGGCGCACCCCAGCTCTCGTCCAATCCCGGCCAGGGACGGGGAGATGACGTCGGCGCCGTGCTCCCTGATGTGGTCGACGAGCAGGACGTACGTCAACACTGGGAGGGTGATTCCGCCCTGAAGTTTCGGCGGGATCGGCACATCGCACACCGTGATGTCGTGCAGCAGGAAGTGCGGCTTGGGCCTGTTCATCGGATCTCAACCCCATCTTGGTCGAAGATACGCTTCGCTGCCAGTGACCATCCGTGCAGGTAGTAGCCGCTCCCGGCGTCGCTGACAACGGGACCCTCGGCCGTCAGGGCGATCAGGAACGCCCTATACGGCCCTTCGCCGTCCAGGTCCTCGGTGTTGCTCGTGTGCACTGAAATGATCACGTTGTCGCACTGGTGCAGCCCGTTCAGGTTGAACCAGGTGCAATAGTCTTCCGCGTTGCGTTCGACCTCGACCATCTTGCCGTCGTCGAGGGTCAACCTGCCAGTCTTAGCGTCGGTGCTGACGACCTTGTGCCCGATGATGGCCCGATACTTGTTAAGGGGTTGCATACTGTGGTCGATGTAGTTCACTTCTGCCCCATCTCGCCGTCTCGGCTGGACGAGTACGCCCATACCTGGATTAGCTTGCGCCCATACAACTTTCCCGCTCTGATGCGGGGATGCTGGACCGTAAACAGGTCCTGCCGGCGTTCGCTGGCCATCAGCAGCGCCGGCTCCCGGTTCACTACGTAGATCACGTTCGGGTAGCTCTCGGCCGGCCGGCTCCCGAAGGTCCAGACCTCCGAGTAGTCGATGTGAGTTAGGTCCTCGAACGCGACCCACTTGCCGCGCGGGACGCCGAACCCGGACCAGTTCTGCCGGTAGGGCAGCTCCACCTCCAGGTCCATCCCCGTTTCGTTGATGACGAGGGTCCCTCGGAGGTCGACGAAATCCTCCTCGGGTTCGGCCTTCGCCTCTGGGTGCCACGCCCGAGGCTTCCAGGTGTCGGCACCCTTGCCCAGGTGGGCGTACCCACCGGCCCGCCAGCGACGGTCGACGCCCCGGACGGTGTCCTTCTTCAATCCGACCTGGTCACCGACCTGCCGGTAGGTGAGTCCGTTGTCCAACCCATTCATGACCGCCTGCAGCTGTTCGGGTTTCACTACGCACCTCCCCGGCGCTGGCAGCGGCAGGGCCGACCAACCAAAAGAGCGAGCCACATAGGACGATGGCGATGACGGTCAGCCGGGATATCAGCATTGGAACCCCATCCCCACTCCGAAGTAACAATGCCCGCCGGATCAGTTCCGGCATCAAGGGCGGTCGGGGTGGACGGCTGGCGTGCCGTATGGGGAGGCTCCTGGGGGCGCTGGGCTCTGAGGAAAGAGTGGATGATTGGTCTCATGAGTCCGAGGTTACCTTATCTGCATGGGTACTGTCTAGCGGATCTTTCAGTACCCTGTCCCGCTGCCTGCGGTAGGCGAGGCGGTCCTGCCGGCGCGCCTTCGCCGCGTCTTTCTCTGCGGAGGTTCGGGGCCGACCGCGCGGCTTGAAGGTCCGCCCGATCTCCCCGTCCCTGCCCTCCGTCCAGATGGGCTCCTCGTACCCTCCGGCGAGGCGCGCCCGGTCGTACAGCCTCCAGCGCTGATAGGGCGTGAACCCGCCGGCGACGCCGCTGCGCCCACCCGTCGGGCCCTTGCCCTCGGCGGCCATGGTGAAACGCAGGCACTGCACCCGGACGGGGCACGACCAGCACGTGCCTACCGCCCAACAGGTGGCGCAGGCGCCCTCGTCGTGCGCTCCGTCCTTCTTCTGCTCCACGTGGCCGTAGGCGACGAGGTGCATCTCCTCCTCGAAGCCGATGCACCGGGCCCGTGTCAGCCAACTGCCGGCGAGGCTCACGGGTGACACCTCGGGCCCCGGCCCCGGTAGTCGTCGGTGCTCATGCACGTGTGCCCCGGCCTGGATGGGGGCGCCTCCTTGGCCGGCTCGCACCCGGCGAGCAGTAGGCCCGCGACGGCGAGCAGGGCGAACGCACCCCACTCAGTGTTGATCATGTTGGGTTTCATTGGGTTTCCTTCGAAAGCTTGACAGGCACCCTGTCGCTATGGGTACCGTATTCGCATGTTGAATCTCAGCGTAACGCAGACCGGCACCATAGAGGTAGGGGATCAGCCAACCGATCCCAGTGGACTCTACGCCGTCCAGCCGAGCGGAGGTCGCCACACCGCGCCTGTCCCGTCGGGTCGCCGGGCTGCCCGCCCCGTCCTCGACCTGCCGTTTCTGCCTCCCGTGAGCTGGCGGGCGTCGGGCCCGCTGCGCCTGGAGTCCGCCCTCCAGCGGGCCGTTGAGGCACCCGCCGAAGCCTGGGGGGTCAAGGCCCCCGCCCCCGACACCGTCGCCCTGGGGCACCTCCTGCCCGGCCCCGAAGCACTGAGCGCGAGAGGCCCCTCAGTCCCCGCCGTGCGTCCGCGTCGGCAGGCGAGGCCGAGGTCCCGGTGGGATAGGTTGGGCCTCATGGTCGTCCGTGTCGGCAAGCGCATCCAGCGCATCGACCGCGACGACGTTCTCCTGAACACGGCCCTGCCGTTGTTCCTTCTCGCCGGCGTCGCCGTGTTCGCCGCCGGGGTCTGGAAGATTGCGGCCCTGCTGGTCGAGATGATCTGAGGGGCCCGGCAGCAAACACGACGCGGGCCAGCGCAGGGGGCTGGAAACCCAACGAAACCAGCCCCGCCACACCGACCCGCGTCGGGCTCACCCAACCCTGAGACGGGAAGTTGGGGAGTCGTGAACATCCTAGCCGAACAGCCTACTTCGGCAGAATGTTGTGACCGTACTTCTCCTCAACCTTGTTCCAGGCCGCCGACACCGCCGCGATGCCGCCGACCAGCGAAGTACCCCACAGGATGTATTGGTTGTCGAACCCCACGACAGCGCCCAGTTCCTGCAACAACAGGTGTCCGGCGACGACGAGGGTCGGCAACGCCGCCAACACTTGGCCGGCGGTCCTCAGTCCGCGCTTCAGCCAATCAGGCATGTCCGCCTCCATTCCAGATCTGATAGAGGGTACCGGCGGTACCCCCGATGATCGCGGCCAGGCCACTTGTGACCCAGTCGCGATTTTCCAGGCGCGAGACCCGCTTCTTCAAGTCCTCGTCCTGGGCTTTCAGGTGGACGTTGCCCTCGGCCAGGGTGGCGACGTCCACTTTGATCTCGGTGATGTTTGCCGCGATCGCCTGCAGCTGGAGGCGAATGAATTGGAGCTCCTCGGTGGTGCTCACGGGGATTCGGACCCTATCCGATCATGCGGGCGGAGAACTTGTCAGCAACCGCCGTGGCGATGGCGTCCACGTCGACACCGGCGGCGCCTGGGACGGTCCCGGCAACGGCGGCGGTGATGACGCGGACAGCGTTCTCGCGGACCTGGTTGCCGAGCGGGGTGAGTTCGGCGGCGCCAGCGGACTTCACGGGCAGGTTAGCGACGGCCCACTTCTCCTCGGGGGAGCCGGCCTTCAGGGCGAAATGCCCGAACTGGGTGAACACGAAGTTTCCGTTACTGGGAGTGCGAACGATGAACATGTCATCCTCCTGGGGGTCGGGGGCGGGGGCTTGCGTTGTTGCGGTGCCGGTCATGGCGACCAATTCGGCGTCCGACCGTAGCCAGATGTTCGCGTCCACCCCACCACTGATGCCGGGCACGCCGGCCGTGTCAGTGAACTGGACCATGGCGGGGGTCAGGCCGCCGAACGTCGAGGGGTTCAGCGTCCTGCTCGCGAGGACAGTCTGCATGGGCCGGCCTTCGCCGAGAATGTAGGTTCCACTCTGATACCCGGCGTGCCAGCCGACGGGGTTTCCCGTCAGCCTGGCCGGACCGTGGACCATCGCCCACATGCCGATGTTCGAGTACACCAGCACGGGCCGGCCGGGAAACTTCCGGTCAACCCGGGACAGGAACGCGTTGACCTGCGGGCCGCACCCGGTCCCCTCCACGTCCAGGGCCAGGATCACCGGGTCATCCCCGACCACGGCCAGGTAATGGTCGGCCTGGGCGACGCCGTCGACGGCAGTCAGGTAGTGGTAGGCGCCCATGACTCGGCCCGCCCGGAGTCCGCCGTCAGTGTTGCGACGGTAGTAGGGGTTCGTGTAGCCGGTGCTTTCGGTGGCCTTGCTCAGGACGAACCGGACGTAACTTGGGAGCGCCGTGTAGTTGACGTTGCCCTGATAGCTGCTTATGTCCACGCCGAGGATCATGTTTCGCCTTCCCTAGTTCCCGATCCAACGAATGTTCAGGTAGTTTGCGCCGACGGGAGTCACCAGGGTGAGCGCGCCACCGGAGGTCTGCAACCCCCACGCCTCCAAGTAGTCGTTGGCGGCCATGGAGATGTAGCCGTGCGCCTCCAAGTAGCAGGTGTCCGTAGCCGTCGGTGCGTACGCGATGCCCGTCGATAGGACCACATTCCCGGGGACGAAAGACCCAGCCGAGTTCTTCGTGATGTCCAGTAGGCGCCTGCCCGTCGCGTTCGGCGTCCAGCCTAGGCGCGCCTCAATGCGGTACGTCCCCGGCGTGGTCGCGATGACGCGTGAGTTGTTGGTCGTGTTGTCGTGCATCGCGCCGTCCCAAGTGGCTCCTGTATCAAAATCCTCAGACGCGAAGGGGACGATGGCGCGGACGGTGTTCGCGTAACTGGTCCCAGCGACGTTCGTGGCCTGCACCTGCGGTGGGTTCATGAGGAATTGGATGGCCGTCACGGGGTTGTTGTACCGGGTCGCGGTGAGGATGTCACCTGACGCCAGGTAGGGCACGGTGGGCGGGTAAAGGGCCATGTCAGATGCTCCCAAGTGCCGATGTGAAGTACACGTTAATGGATTCGTTGGACGAATGCGAGCGCGCCACGGAGGGCGCCACGCCGCGCGAAGTGACAGTGAGGGTCTGCGGGGAAACGGCGCTCGCCGGCGCCGACGTTACCGTCACATACTCCCCATTCCAGTCGAAACCCATGGGGTACGCCCCGGCATCCACGGTGAGGGGCGACCCCGCTGTCGTCGTGACAACGATCGTCCCGTTGCCCGTCGACCCGACCGCCGTACCGGAGGTGACGGTCATGCCACCCACGTCGGCGGCCAGGCGGCCCCGCGCCGTGTCATCGAGGACAGCGCGTGCCGGCGCGTCGGCGGGAGTCAAGTCCAGCAGGAGCTTCACCTGCGAATCCCGAGTGATGGTTTCCGTCCAACCGGCCAAATAGCCGTCCCGGTAGGTGAAGCCGACCAGGGCGCTCGGCAGCCCGGTCAGCCGGACCCGTTGCCCCGGCTGGAGGGCGACGAACGCACCCCACAGGTTCGTCACGCTGGTCGCCAGGTTCACGCCCACCGAACTCCACCTGGCCATCGTGGAACGGTTCAGTACCTTCCCCGCCGCCGACGCCGCCTGAGCGATGGTCGGTGTGCACAGTTCGGTTGACTCCTCCCGAACCTGCCCACCCGCCGCCTCCGCCACAGTGTTGACGACCGTGACGGACCCGACCAGGCTGCTCGCGGTCACACGCGTCGGGAACGAATTCACGGTCCGGGTGATGGTCAGGGGCGCCACTCCCAGGTCCTCATCGATGGGGGATGTGACGGTGAAGGACACCGCCGTGGGGTCGGTGCTCCTGTAGTCCCTGAAGTTGACCGTACCCAGTTCGGCGGCAACCGCATCGAAGTCCTCGAGCACTGTCAACGACCCTGATCGGGCAACCGTGTCGATCAGGGTCAACCCGCCGACACCTTTCGTCGGCTGGTAGGTGTACCTCACGGTGTTGTCGTCAGTGAAAGTCTGCGAGATGATCGACCCGCCCACCTTCACGGGCCACGCCAGGACGGAGGCCGAAGTGTGGGCGGCCGTATGGTCCAGCAGGGAGGCGTAGCCGGACGTGATTCCCACGCTGATACCGGACACCTGCATGGCCGGGCAGCGGGTCTGTTTGCCGACCTGCTGCCACGCCGGCACGGACCCGCCGAACATCACATACCGGGTCAGGTCCAGGCGTAACCCGGCGAACGAACCGGACCAGAGGGACGGGCGAATAACATGGTCGGGGGCGTAAACGGCATTCGCCCCATCCCAGTACATGTACAGGGTTCGCCACGCCCCATCGCCGTCGATCGCCCCACTGGTGGACACGGATACGGCCAGTTCATCACCGAACTGCAGGATGGTGTGCCCCGCCGAGTAGGTCATCTTCCACGTCCACAACCACCGGCCAGTCACGTCATACCCGGCGGCAAGGTGCAGGTCGCCGGCGGCCGCCGACGCCGTGGACGAGTACTGGAAACCCAGCGAAACATTAGCCCCCAGGGCCTGACCCAAGTCGAGGGCGAGGACCGATCCGAGCCCAGTGTCGGCGGGGGCCAGCGCCAGACCAGCCGGCATCAGGGGCAGCACCGTCGCCGCCGACACTGATCCGGCCTGCGAAACATGGTCAACTTTGGATAGGGTCGCGTACCCTCCGAAACTGGTTCGCTTCCTGGAGTTCTTGAACTGGCTGGCCCCCTGCGGGTCGTCCAGCTCGAAGGCGTCACCTCGGGCACTCGTCAAGTCCAGATCCGACAAGGCGGAAGCGATGTACATGTTCCCTGAGGGGGTCTGCTCCGTGGCGGCCAGGGCGCTGATACAACTGACCTTCACGAACGCCCCCGGGGAGTCCAGGGGGTCCGCGACCCATTCCTGAGTCAGCCCCTTGAACCGGTACGTCCATGCCCCTGAGGGGAGTCGCACCGAGTAGCGTACGAGGGCGCGGTCCGTGACGTTCGGGTAGTACGGGGACAGCGGGTTATCCGGTGTCAGGTACCCGTCATCATTCCTGAGGGCCGCGATCTCCAGGCTGCAACCCTGCAACGGGTCGAACTCGGTGGTCCGGTACTTGCGGATCGAGATGTCACATTCGACTCGACTCGTCAAGTCAACCCAGGTGACGCCGTCGAAACTGACTTCCAGTAGGCTCCCCAGGATCAGGCCGCTCACGAGAACGCCCCCTTCGGGATGCGGAACCCTTGCGCTTTCGCGGTGGACACGCCCTGGACGACGGCGCTCGTCAAGTCACGGGCGTTCGACAGCATCCCGTTCACACTGACGTTCACGACCAGGGCACTCCCGCCCCCAGTGCCGAGCAGGCCGGCGACGCTCCCGGGGATGGCTTTCTGGCCGGCGAGCATGGAGTTGGATAGGACGAATTCGCCACCGTGCACGGTTGCCGGCTGCGGACCCGAACCTGACACCCAGCCGCCGTCGGCATAGGCTCTGACCTTGCTGGACGACATTGCGCGGGGGGCGGTGTCCCCGCCCTTCACGAGTTTCTGAGACCCACCCGTGCCATCGGCGCCGGTTATGTAGTTGTAGATTCCGCCGGCTGCGTCGATTGCCCTGTTCGCGGCGTCGGCCTTGTCGGCCAGCCAGCTATACGCCTGGGCTACCAGGCTGACAGCCTCCAGTAGGGCGAATAGGAGAGCTGTCGCAGTCGCCAGGGCTGCCACAAATGTGGATCCAGTGAAGATCAGGATCAACTTCCCGACCCTCTCCAGCAGCTTGTCGATCTGGGCCCTGTTGTCCCTATACGTGCTGCTCAGGTCGTCCCATGCCTTCTTAAGCACCCCGCCGGCAATGTCAGTCGCCCGCTGCATGACGGGGAGCAGTTTCTCCTCCCAGAACTTCGCCAAGTCCTTGGCAATCTTGTGCAGGAACTCAAATTTCTCCCACGCCTTCTTCACGGCCACACCCACAGCCACGATGGCCGCGATGGCCAGGAGGATCTCCCAGGTGGCGATGACGAACGCGGTCACCAGGACGCCGGCCGCGACGGCGAACGTCGCGACCAGGTAGTCGGCGAGTTCCTGCGCTTTCTTCTTCGATGTCCCTAGCCCGTCGGCGAACTTCGTGACCCTCTCGACCACCTTGTCGAACATGGGCAACAGCGCCTCGCCGACACGCGTCTTCAAGGTGTCGATGGCGGCCGTGAACTTCTCCACCTTCACGCGGGAAGTCTGCTTCGTGATCTCCCACGCCGCCGTCGGGTTCTTCATGGCCTTATCGAGGGCGTCATACGTTTCCATGAACTTTGCGAACTGGTCTTCGAGGACGGTCGGCGCCATGCCGGCCTTCTTGCCGAAGATATCGGTGAAGACGCCACCGACCTCCTTCGCCTTCACACCGGCCTTGACCATCTTGTCATGCAGCATGCTGAAAGTGGCCTCAAGGCCGTTCTCAGCCATCATCTTGCTCAGGTCCTTGCCGTCCAGTCCGAGGCGCTTCAGGGCGGCGCCGGCGGTCGCGACCGGCTTGCTCAGGGCCTGCGCCATCATGCGGAGCGCCGTGGCGGCCTTGCTTCCCTTGTTCAGGTTGTCACCCATGAGCGCGACGGCCGCACCCACGTCGAGGGCGCTCCAGCCGAACGTTTTCAGCACGGGGATGGCGCCACCCTCCAGGGTGCTCACCAGGTCACTCATACGCATGTCACCGGTACCGACAACCGCATTCGCCCAGTTCATGGCGTCCGCGTAGCTGTTGATCCCGGGCAGTCCGGCGAGCATCACGGCGCCCATCGCATTCGTGGTCGACTCAAGGTCGCTCATGCCGACCTGGGAGCCTTGGGCGGCGACCTTCAGTGCCTCCAGGGCCTGGGGCGCCGTCATGCCGAACTTCGCGAACGTTGACTCGATGTGATATAGAGCCTGGGCGAGAGAGTCGGGCGCGAAGCCGACCTTGCTGGCGAGGTTCAGGATGCCGTCGTGCAGGGCACCGATCTGGTCCTGGGGGACGCGGGCCTGCGTCACCATGAGCGTCATCTGGTCCTGGAAGGACATGGCGGCCTTGATGCTGCTGACGCCTATCGCGGCCGTCGCCCCCGCCACAATCCCGGCGGCCCCCACAATCGTCTTGCCGAGAGCGGCGACCTTACTGCCGGTCCTCTCGGCGACAGCACCGGCTTCCGCCAGCTTCGCCGACAACATGTCATGCCCGATGAGGTTTACGACCACATCACGAACACCAGCGGCCACGCCGGATCACCTCCCCCTTGCGTAGAACTTCGCGACCGCCACGGCCACGGCCCGCTCCGCGCCGGCAAGCACTTCGGGGCGCGCCTTCTCCACGGCCCTGGCGAACCACCCCGGTTGGACGCGGTTCGTCCACCACTTCTTACGGTCCCCGTAGACGGGGTGGCGGACCATGCCCCGGTCCATCTTCGACAGGCCAACCGTCGCGATACCCCGATCCGGGGCCGTGCCTTGCTTCGTACCCCGAATGCGTACGGCGATGCTCCCCGCCGCCTTCGCCGTGACGTTCGTCCTGACCGTCCACTTCGTACCCGAGGCGACGTACTCGTTCAAGCCACCACCCCGGGGCAAGGTCCGGCGCGCGTTCTCCTTCGCGTCCTTGATGGCCGGGTTGGCGGACGCGCGCAGGTTCCTCAGCATCTCCCGTCGAATGTCGACGGCGCCCATCTCCCTCAAGTCCCGGGCCAACAACTGGAGGTCACGCTGGATGGGGGTGCCACCTCTAGCCATTCTGTGACTCCCTCCAGGCGGTGGCCCCACGGACCAGGTCGACGAACTCGTTGTAGGGCAGTTTGCGCAAGTTGAACGGGGTTATCCCGGGGAAGAGCCGGAAGATACTGAGCTTGTGCTCCGCGATCGCCCGGCTGACGTCCGGGTACGGGAAGACTTCTTGTGGTCTTGGGGTTCGCCCCTCCGGGGAGGGTTTGCGGACTCGTCGCCCTCCTCCAGCTCAGTGCACTCCATCAGCACATCGCCGGGGATCTGCCGGATCTCCGCCCACTTCACATCGACGCCGGCCTGGCGGAACGATGCCCAGACGTGCGCTGTGATGGCGCGACGGAAGTCAAGGTCAAGCATTCCGTCACTCTGCTTGCCCCGAGTATCGCTCATGATCTCGTAGACCCGGGCCATGGTGATGCCGGCGATAGCCTCCAGATCTTCCATCACCTCAAGGCTGGCCTGCTGTGGGGCGATCAGCTTGCAGGACACGGTGCCCAGCTCTTTGAGTTCCAGTGTGACCTTCATAGGGTCCCCCTCATTCTGCGTGTTGGGTTATTGGGCGAACTAGACAGTGGTATCGGCGGACTGGTACATGACCTGGGCGTACCCGTTGGTGCCGTCGTCCAGGGCGGTAAAGGACGCCTTCACCTTCACAATGTCCGGGCCGCTGACCTGCGGGGACAGGGTGTCCTCCCAGGCCGTTTCGGGCAGGTAGACTTGGATGGTCGGGTAGTAGGTGCTGGCGATGGCGACGGGCAGTTGCCACTTGAAGACCAGCGCGCCATGCCGGTCGGCCTGGTACTGGTCGTAGGCGGCCCGGGACGGGAACTCGAACTCAATGTCCCCGCTGATCTCCCGGAAGTCGTTCTCGACCTGCTCACCCTTGGTTTTCGTCCCGGCGAAGAACCGGTCAGTGGCCAGCCCATTCTTGCCCTTGATTGACACGTTGGTGACGGTGGCCAGAGACCGGCCGCCAGTGTTCGTCCACAGGCTGGAGACAACCGAGGTGGTGCCACCGGACGTGATGGTCAGGTCGCTGAAGTTGAACAGGGTCGCGGTCGTCGAGTAGGACGCGGTGGCCTTCGCGGCGGCCGCCGTGGCGACGGTGGGGAGGTTCGAACCGACGGTCTCACCGGACAAGTGGGCGTACACCAGGTTGGTGGTCAGTGGGATGGTGTACGGGCCAGCGCCCGACGGGGCGCCAGTGGTCGCGTACTCGATCGTCCCGGACAGGGTCCCGATCATGATGAGCGACCCGGATGGGATGCTGGCGACAGTGCTGATGGAGGAGGCGCCGGCGATGGCCCCAGTCGACAGCGTGGTCGGGGTGACGCCCTGCGATTCGGTGATCTCGTCGGCGGCGTCCAGCTTCAGCTTCACCTCAAGCAGGCCGCCGGCCTTGCAGGTCAGTTCCCAGTCCGCGACCTTGCAGCCCGGGTAGGTGAAGGGGTGCGCCCAGCCGTCAATGGACGGGGCGACCTTCTGCATCGTGAAGGACTTGCCAGCGTTAGACCCGAAGTTGTGGATCTGCTGGTACGCGGCGGACCCGCCCTGCTGGATGGCGGTCGCGGTGTGCGACCCGACCATGTGCTGCAACCACAACCCAAAACCACTGGTCGGCAGCTCGAACGTGACGTCACCCTCAGCCATGCGTTGCGTGAGGATACGTCGCACACCCCGAACGGCCATGGCTCCGGCGCGCAACCCTTTCGACTGGGCGATGGAGCGCTTCAGCGCCATGCCCTCAGACAGGAACTCGACAAACCGGGTGGTGGCGACGGGGGTGCCGAAGGTGGCTTCGGTGGCGATGCCCAACTGGGCGCCAAGCCCCGAACCGATTGTGGTGCTCATGCCGGGATCTCCTCGGTGTCAGCCGGCATACCCGGCTCGGTGGTCTCTACGGGCTCAAAGTCGGGACTTGCTTCCAAGGTGACGGTGGCGGAATCTGGTGCGTCGAACTCCTCACCAAACTCAATCAAACCAACCCCAACGACATCAAGGTCGCCGAGTGGGCTCACGTTCTTCCAGCGCATACCAAACTCCTTCTACCAGATGTTAACGCACAGAACGCCGAATGTGATTGTCGCGGTACGCCCCAGACCCGCGAGGGTGTCAACGGTGGAGGTGTGCTCCACCTTCTCGCCGATGCCGACGCGGCCCTGCGTGAGGTTGCCGCCGAGGGTGATGTCGTTGCGGATGGCGTCGAGGCATCCGGCCATCACATTCCACGCCCTCATGCGCACCGGGCCAGCGTCCTCTACCGCCAGGTCCTGACACCAGATGACGCAGTGGACGGTGAAGGTCTCCTCCATCGCGGGGGGCTGGCGGCCAACCCTGGGCCAGTCCAATTCGTAGCTGACGGCCAACTCCTCGGTGAGGCTGCCCCGCCCGACGAGGACAATGGTCGCCGCGTCCGTCACCTGCGACCTGCTCTCGGCGACAATGGCCAGCGGGTCCACAGCTGCCGCCGCCGTGGCGAAAGTGGTCAGCAGGTAGTTCACGACGCCGTTCACAGCCGATACGGCCATCAGGCAATCCCCCAGTCATTGACCTCGTTCTGCAGCATGTCCAGGACCGACCCCGGCATGAAGAACCCCGACCGGTGGTCGCGGTTCGTGGGCTGTTCACTCATGGCCGCGTTGATGCCCGCGCCACCAGCCGTCATGACTTCCCAGTTGATACGAAGCAGGTCCTTCGCGGCGTGGATGACGTTCGGCGGGATCGGGTTACGTCCCGCCACGTACGTCACCGAAACGTTGCGAACCCCGGGCAAGAACGACCCGTTCAGGCCGGAGACGCGGCGGAATAGGATGCCGCGCTCCAGGTCGACGGAGTAGCCGTAAGCGTCCAGCGCCCCCGCCGTGGTCGGGTCCTGCAAGGTGAGGGTCCGGCTGAACCCGGCGCCCGCGACCTCGATCACCGTGGTGACGGAGATGATCGGGGGGCGTAGCACCTTGATGACGTTCGACCCGCCGTTGTGCGTTTCGGTGATCGTCCTGCTCACGACGGGGCCGATGATGTTCTCAATCATGGGCGTCAGGGATAGGAGGAACGGCTGGAGTCTGGCCGCGTAGGTGTCCCGCGCCGTGGCGGGCAGGCGTAGGTGTTCCATCGCCTCGGACATGGAGATGATCAGGTACTGGGATGGGTCGACAACGTCATGAATGGTCGTCCAGGCGGACGCATTCGCCCCCGTCGCCACCCACCTGACCGTGTACCGTCCAACCGTGGTCGGGGTGTAAGCCGAGGTGTAGACGCCGGTCGAGGCGTGCACGACAACCGGTGTGGTCGTCGTCAGGTCGGGGAGGGTGATTGTCAGCGCCACGGCGCCGGCGTCCGCGACCAGGCCCGCCGTGTTCCTGATGGTCACCCCCAGGTCGGGGAGTGGGTTGCCGAGTTCGATCACTGCTCATCCTTCCATTGTTGGCCAGGTGACGGCCGTCCAGCCGGCTGAAGCTACCGCCGGGTCCGCTACCAGGGTGCTGCCCGTAATCGAACGCCCAGCCATCACTACCACGTCAATGTCGGTGTTCGCGGTAGCCGTCGGCACCAGCGCCCACGACATTGTCCCAGTTGTCTGGTCATACAGAGCATAGGCGTAACTGCTCGCCGCGATGATCGAGTTAGCGGTCACATAGTTCGCGGCGGACGCGAGGGCGCCGGCATTCGCGGCTATCACACTGGTCGCTGTTCCACGTGAAACAACGCCAACCGTCAGCGCCCCGGAGGCCGTGATCAGGCTGCTCGCCGTGACCGTGTTCGCGGAGTTCGCGGTCGCCGAGGCGACGGCCGTGACTGCACTGGTCGCGTTGATCCCCGGGCTGCTCGCCGAAGCCGTAACGCCCCCGACCACGGTGATGTTGCTCCCGGCGGCCGTCACCGAAGTCGCGTTCGCGCTCGCCGAGGCGCCGGCGGTGATGGTGCTGCTGGCCGTGACGGAGTTCGCGCTGTTCGCCGTGGCGCTGGAGGCGGCCGTGACCACACTGCTCGCGGTGACGGAGGTCGCCACGTTCGCCGTGGCGCTGGAGGCGACACCGATCGAACTGGTCGCGGTGACGGAGTTCGCGGAGCTGGAGGTCGCCGAGGAGGAAGCGGTGATGGTGCTGCTCGCCGTAGCGGAACTGGAGACGTTCGCGCCGGCGTTGGCGTTGGCGGTGATGGTGCTGGAGGCGTCGCCGAAGACGGCCCCGCCGGCGCCGGGGTCCTCCAGGCCAAGCCCGAACCTGGCCCCGAAGGTGTTGACCACCCACCAGCGGGCCCGGTTGTCGCGCCGGAACGGCTGGAAGCTGGCCCCGGTCAGCGTTGCCGGGCCGATCCGATTCGTGAACTGGCCGTGCCCCAGTTCGCGGGTGGTGCGGTAGGCGCGGTAGCCGGGTCCCCGCCGGCGGTTACCGACCGCGCCACCCGTCTTACCGGAGACGGTCACCTCAATGGCCGCCCACGTCATATCGACGGCCGCCGTGCCGCCCGCGTCGAGGTTCGCCGTCACCGACGTACCCGAATCCGCCCCACCCCGCCGAGCACCGGCCATCGCGGACATGAACGTGGCCGAGTGGAAAGTACTGATCGGGTTCAGGTCACTGCTCGCCGGGGCGCCCGGCGCCGTCCAGTCAGTGCACCCCACCACATACAGCGAGTAGTTGCCCGTAGCCGTGAACAGGGCGGGGCTGGAATTGTTCGTGGTCGTGTACCCGGCACCGGTAGCGCCGACGGCGACGACCTCGTTCACCGTGTACACGACGAAAGAGTGCTGGTTACCGGCCGTGAAGCCGGACGTCAGGGTGCTGGTTACGGTGACGGCACCGGTGGCGGCCTTCGACATCGTCCAGATGGTTGTCGCGCCGTTACCGGTGCCATTCGTACCTGGATCGGAGTGGGCGCGCTCAGTCCACGTCCCACCGTCGGAACTGGTGACGGTTCCCGTGACGGACGCTGCGGCATTCGAGTCGACGTTGACGACGGCGACGACCAGGCTGCCGGCCAACACCACGGAGGACGCGCTGGTTAGGGCCGCCGTCGTCCCGGAGGTTTGGCCGACCTGCTGGAACGACATGCATCACCCCCTCGGGCTACTTATTCGTCCCACATGACGGAGCACTGGAAGGTGCCGGTGGTCGCGCCAGACGCGTTCGCGTTGACGATGCACAGCCCCGCCGAAGTGGATGCCGCCACAACTATGGGGTTGTAGAAGTTCCACACCACGGACCCGCCGGCGGTGACGGCCATCGCGCCCGACCCCAGCCACGCCGTCGTCGTGAACGTCGGAGCCACCGACAGGACCGAATCGAACGTTCCCACAGCGGCCGCATCGGACGGGTCGAACGGCAACCCCGCCAAGGTGGTCGTGGCCGTGCCGATGGCCGTTGACCTGGCCAGGTAGAACGCGGGGGCCGTCGTCGGGGCGACGGCGATACTCACGATGATCTGCGTGATGGCCAGTCGGGTCGTGGTCGCCGTCGGGCGCAGCTGGAAGTAGCAGGTGTTCGCCGTGTTCACGCCGGCCTTCGACGCGCCCGCCCCATACGTCCCGGCCATGTCAGGCCGCGATCGGGGTGAACGACAGGGTCAGCGCGGACACTGTCAGGGTCGAACCGGAGATGACGGGGACGGCGGCCGACAAGGCTAACGACCATTCCATGTTCCCAGCGGTGGACGCATCCCAGAGGGACAGGTGGGTGACGGTCTCGGTCGCCGTCATCGTCCAAGACGCCAGGGCTGACATCGCCATCGACCCCGCCGATGGGGCAGCCCAGGTGACGCCGTTGCGGGTTACCATGGTCGAGGCGTTCGCCGCACCAGCCGCACCCGGGTCACCGAGGTGCAGCTTCGCGTACACGGTGATGCCGGTGTAGGTGGTGCCCCGGAAGACACCCAGCAACTCATTCGCGTGGGTGGCCGAGATGCCGATGGTCACGGGGTCCCTCCAGTGGCGGCCTGCGCCTGATGCTCGATGTAGCTGACGATGAACTCGTCCGGGAACGGCTGCCCCGGATCGAATACGAAGTCGGGGGCGTGCTGGGCGAGGAACTCGGACCCGCCCGGGACATCACGAATCGGGGGGTGCACAACGGTCACGACGGCGGACCCGTACAACGGGAGCGCCGGGACCGGCTCGGGCAGCTGCTCGGTCATGAGTTGGGATCTCCAGCCTTACGGGGCCGACCACGGCGGACCGGGCCATCCTGCGGTTCCGGCTCATACTTCGCGAGTTCATTGCGCACCAATTGGGCGCGCTCCTCACGGTTCAGGTGATGTACCGACCAGTCAAGCAGGCCGGCCAGCTCCACCCGAAGGGCCGCCACATAGGCGGCCCTCGAGTTCGGCTCGGTAGCCTCGGCGGTCATCAGTTGACGACCACGTACGGGATGGTCGCAGCGGCCGCGAAGGTGACGCCGGTCGTCGGCAGGGTGGTCTGCGCCGAACCGTAGGTCGCGGCCATCGCCTTGTCCGTGGTGAGCGGCTGGGCCGAACCAGCCAGAGCGAGGGTCATGCCGATCAGGGTCGGGGCGGTGGTCGCGACAACCAGGATACCGACGTAGTAGACGCCGGCCTGGGGCACCACGTAGGGGGCGGTCATGCTGAACGACTTCACGGTGTTCGCCGCCCACGCCGCCGTGGTCGCGTCCGCCGAGGCGGCCAGCAGGACACCGGCGGCCGAGTACAACCCAACCAGCTGATTCAGCGGGGTGACGGCGGCGGTCGCGCCGGACTTCAGGCTGACGGTCGAAACGACATCACCCTCAACGAGGGCGATGGCGGCCAGCTTCAGGACACCGGTCGCCAGGGCGGCCGAGTCGGAGCCGAGGCCGAGACGGGGGATGTTCCGCCGGTCAGTCCCCGCCGGGGACGCGGCCAGTAGCCATTCGGCGTTCTTGGTCTGGTAGTGCGAGTTCGTGAGAGGCACTTCAGGTTCTCCTTCGGGAGTACGGTCCGGGCGACGGCGGGGGCACGTCGTCGCCCGGACCTGTCAGGTAAGTCTTAGAAACCGGTCGGGGAGACGGTGCCGGTGCCGGTGATGGCGGAAAGGGACTTCGGGAACCGGTTGTTGATCATGGCGGCGTAGTTGTACAACTGCACCCTGACCTGCAATGTTCCGGAAAGGACCTCGGTCAGCACGCGGGTCCGGAGGGCACCCTCAAAAAGATAGGTGTCCTTGAACTTCGCGGCCAGAACATAATCCTGGTTGGTCGCGTAGGTGGACGGCATGTTCGCGTCGATGTAGATCGGGGTACCCAACACCTCGCCAACCAGGCCCTCAGCGTTCAGGTCCAACTGGCCAGCCGAGTTGAAGCCGGGAGCGCCACGGGGGACGACCAGCGGCCGGTTCGCGGTGTCCAACTGGGTAGCCAAGAAGTACCAGCGTTGCGGCGTCATGGTGATGGCGTCGATCATCTGGAAACGCTGACGGGCCACGAGGGATGCGGCCTTACCGAAGTAGGGGTACATCTCCGGCAGGGTCGGGGAACCCGAGGAGTAGGTGACGGTGTTGCCGCTGGCGATGGCGGTGGTGAAGATACCAGTCAGGATGTCCGAGGTGCCGTTGGCGTAGATGGCCAGCTGGTCGATCTTCTGCGTGTACGCGGAAGCGAGGTCCTGAGCCATCACCGAGTCGAAGCCGGCGGACACGGGGGACTGCTCCAGCAACTGGAGGGCGATGTCGACCTGGCCGGCCACGGTGGCGACGGGGCTGGACACGAACGCGTCGGTCGGGTCCTGCGAGGTCACAGCGCCATTGTCAGTCTGCAAGCCAACGGCGGTGCCGATGGACAACTTCGGCAGGTTGATGCTGTCGGTGCCGCCCGGCAAGTCGAAGTGAGTCATCCGGTCCGCGACGGTGCGACCTGCACGCAGGTAGGGGACGAACTCATCGACCAGCCACAGTGGTGGGACGAAGTAGCCGCCGGACCCGTCGACGCGGGAGGCGTTCGCGCGAGCCTCGCCGGCCGCGCGCTTGTGGGCGCCGCCCCGGAAGTCATTCGCGATGTCCTGCTTCGGCACGTTGGCCAACATGTTCGCGTGGTCGTTGAGCCGGCGCTGAGCGTCGAAACCCTCAGGGGAACCGGCCTGGCGGGTGGCGGTGATCAGGTCCCTGAAGTAGGACCGCTCGAACTGGGACTCGCGGGTGTAGACGAGGTCCTTGCCTTGCACGTAGCCCGACCCGGTGCGGCGCTGACCTTCGGCGTCTTCGGTCTGCTGGGCGCGGGCGGCGGAGGCGTCAACGGCGGCGCGGCGCCGGTCGTCGGCCTCAAGGTCGGCGATACGCGCATCCAACTGGTCGCGCTGCGCCCGGAAGGCGGTGGCCTTCGCGGTCTCATCGTCTGTGAGGGTGGCGCGGTTCTCGGAAGCGACGAAGTTCTCCAAGGCGCGCAACGACGCCTCAACTTCGGCCAGGGCCTTCCGGGCCAATTCCAGGGGGTTCACAAGGGGCTCCTAGTTGAGATGGGACTGCACTCTAACCTCAGGTAGACCCGTAGTGAACTCATCGCTGGAGTTCGGCTACTGTCCGGCGTTCGGTGTTACTACCGGGATCGTACCGCACGATCCTGGATCAGGCGCAAGTAATCCAGCGACATCCCAGAACGGTCCTCGGGAGCGGGGGATTCTTCGCCCAACTCCTCGACCTCGCCCGGTTCCTCCACCTCGCCCGGCTCATCACAGTCCGGGTTCGGCAGGCCGAGGATCTGGGCGAGCAACGGTTGGGCGGCGTCCAGGGCCACATCGGCGGCGCTGATCAGACCAAGCACACCGGCCAGGGCGGCCTTCGCCTCCTCGCTGACACCACCGGACTTCGTTTCACGTGAAACCCACGCACTCACGAACTCGGCCGCGCCGGACTCGATGATGGCCTGGCCGGAGCGCAACCCGATCGTCCCCGTTGTCGCCGGGTTCGCCGGGTGAGTCACCACGGACACGTCCCCGCCGTTCATGTCCAGCTCGGTGATGGTGCGCTCCGTGTAGTCGCCGCTCCAGTCCTGCCGCGTCACCCAGAAGGCGAAGCTCATGGCGTCCAACTCGCCCCGCTCAACGGCGGACCGGATGATGTGCACGTCCGCCCTAGTCGGGTCCATGCGCGCCTTCATCGTCCCGTCGGGGTAAACGTCCAGCGAACCAGCCGTCTTCGTCCTGGCTAAGGGTGTGCCGTCCCAGTTGTGATTCAGCACGAACTGGATGTCGGCCGCCTCATTCAGGGTCTTCGCCAGGGCGCCGGGGCTGATCCGCTCCACGTAGGAGTCGAAGAAGTCCTGCACCGTGTACGGGTGGCCGAGGACAGTGAACGCACCCGTGAACTCAACGGACTCGCCGCCCGTACCCGATGGTACGCTTCGGGCCGTCAACGCGCCGATGTCGCCCATGGGCGCAGACAGTACGTTGACACCGGACCCCTGGCGCATGACGGCGCGAAGGAAACGCGGGTCACCCGCCATCGCGCCACGCTGCAACATGGCGGGGGTGAGGATTCCCCCGCGACGAACCTTGACTCTCGCCACCTTACCCACCCATCAGATCGGACTCTTTTTCACGGCCAGTACCGGAGTCATCCTTGGCGCCGCCGCCCGCTTTATTGTCGCTGGCCGAGTTCGTGTTGAACGGCAAACCGTAGTTATCCCCGTCGTCACCGGGGATCGGCGCCCAGCCCTCGGCGGCCCGCACCTCGTTGACGCTCCGCGCGCCAATGAGTCGGTGCACCTGCGCCACCTGCGCCCGCTCCACGTCATTGGCGCGAAGCAGTTCGGCGAAGTCGTAGCGCATCTTCGTGCGCTCCCCGCCGGGGATCATGCGCTTCCAATGCGACTCGAAGACCTTGCAGGTCGGCATCAAAGAGTGTGAGGCGTACTCCTGATCCATCGTGTCAAGACCTTTCGCGGCCGTCGGCGCACCAGTCTTCGGTGAGGACTGGATGCGTTGCAACGGAACCCCGAACCAGCCACAGATGTCCTCGCGCAGGAACTGCCCCGTCTCCAGGAACTGGGCGTTGTCCGGGGTGACGCTCAGCTGCTGCCACTTCGCGCCACCGAACATCACGGCCGGCTTATGCGCGTTAGCGACACCCGAGTGGCCACCCATCCACGCCTCTTGGATCTGGCGGGCCTTCGCGCTATTGCCCATGCCGGGCACAGAGATGATGCCCGAAGGGGTCGCGGCGTTACGGTAGAAACCGGCGCCGTAAGTGTTCCGGTCCGACGCCATACCCCACACGACGCGCTGATAAGTCACCGGGTCAATGCCGGTCAGCGCCCCAGGTGGGGACAAGTTCTTCAAGTGCAAGATGCGATAACGCTCAACATCCTCACCCTCGATGGTGTACGTCACGACACCGGTCTCCCGGTGCCGACGCACCTTCACCCGGTCAGGGTGCATCGGGTTGAGCAGGGTCGGATTGCCCTGCGAGTCCCATTCCAGGATCTCGCAGATGGCGTTACCCCGAAGTTCATAGGAGAAATACAACTGCTTCATGCCCTCGACCGGGTCAAGGTCGGGGCCGAACGGCTCCGTGATGATGCGCGGCTGCTGCTTCATCGGGCGCGCCTCATTGCCCAAGCCTTCGAACGCGACCATCGGCAGGATGCTCAGGTCCTGGCTCTTCACCTTCACACAGGAAAGCACAGTTGAGACGCCCAGGGCGCCCTTCTCCGTGAGCGCCTGGCCGGTACCGGAGAGAGAGAGCAACGCCGAGTTCGGCGGGATCGAACTGTCGCCCCACTGCGCCGAACGCATGGTCGCGGCACCGGAGCCGAACATGTTCCCGATGGCGCGCTGAAGCATCGTCACGACTGACCCACCATGGCGAAGAACTCGTCAGCGGTCAGGTCGTCCTCGCTGGGGGCTGGCTTGCGTGCTCTCGTCGGGAACTGGACGACGGTGGTGAAGGCGAAGCCGACCAGCAGGCAGGACAGGGCGGCCAGGAGGATAGCCCAGCGGAAGCCGAACGTCCCGGCGAAGGCGACAAGGAGCGCCAGCCCGACCACGTGCAGCAGATCACCAACTCGCATCAAAACCTCCTGGAGGTTGTCAAACTCAACCATACATGCTAAACGATCCGAACTCACCAGTGCGGTGACCAAACAGCGCTACCGTTTCGGCCTCAATTGGGCTGATATCGGCGTGCGAGTTCTTCCGACCCCACCCCCAACCCCCATCACCGACGTCCCGCTGACGTAGCGCGGGGATCACGTCGTCGGCGGCGGGCTGGCCGAGGTGCCGCAACTGGTTCGCCAACACATCGTCATAGAACCCGAGGCACGCGGCGGCATACTCCGCCGTCGACAGCATCCGGTACGACACCCCAGCCTCGTCCAGTAGCGGCGGCAGCGCACCCTGCGGGCCCGCCGGGTCCAATACCACCTCCCAGCCGTACCGTTCCTGCATCTCCAGCAGGTACTCGGCCAGCCAGCCGACGCCCCCGGCATGCCGGATCACCTCGACGTGCGGCAGGCCGTCGGCACGCTGGCCGGCAACCGCGACGGCCGCCGTCGACCTGTCCATGCCCACGGCCACACCCAGGCAGGGCGGGCGCCCCGTCATCTCCTCATCCTCACGGATGGTCGAGTTGATGTCCAGGCAGGAGAACCACACGTCTTTGGGGATGAGTGGGCGTTCCATCGACTCGACCCGAACGCACAAGTTCTCCGTCAAGTACACCTCGACCGGGTCCGTGTCGAGAGCCGAGTCGAGGGCGGACTCGTCAATCAGGTAACCCAAACTCGGGTTGGAGAACCGGCGCGCGTCGGCGCCACGTAGGGCGCACGCCTTCGAGTGCCGCTTCGTCACCCGACCACCACAGTCGCAGTCCGTCGCCGGGTCCGCCGAGTACTCGAAGAAGCCCAGGTCGGACTCCGTCGTGAGGTTCGCGCGGCCGATCTCGACCATGTGATTCAGGACCACGGACTTGTCATCGCCGGCGTTCGACAGACTCCACACTTGGGACTTGGGCCGAGCCATGGTCGTCTTCGTGCAGGCGCTCCAGGCATCCCAGTGCTGATGTTCCCGGAGTTCGTCCAGGATCACCAGGTCCGCACTCAGCCCACGGCCACCCCGCCGGTTCGCGGTCTGCACCTTGTAGCGGGACCCCGAGGAGAGGACCAGTTGCTTCTTGCCGCTGCCCTTGATGACCTCGGCCACCTCCCGGGCCAACTCCGGCACGCCCTCGGCGATGTCGACGCACGCCATCCAGGACTCTTCGGCGATGTCGAGGTTCGTCGACGTACCCACCACGAGGGCCGCCTTCGAGACGAACAGCTTCCACAGGGCCATGGTCTGGATCAGAGTGGACTTCCCGTTCTGGCGGCCGACCAGGACCACCACGTTGCGGAAGCGGTAGCGGCCGTCAGGGCGGAGCTCCAGGGCGTGCTCCAGCATCCAGCGCTGCCACGGGATCAGCGTCACACCCAGCAGGTCCTCGGCGAACTTCGCGGCGGCGAAACCGTGGGAGGTCCTCGGCGTCAACACGCGGGCCGGCGGCGTCCACAATCGAGGGGCTTCCGACCCGTAAAGCTTCATCCGACACCTCCGGCGCGCTCCGCGTCGGCCCGCATGAGGCTCAACTTGCCCGCCGCCGGGCGGCTCTGGTCGAGCTTCATGCGCTGCTCAGGCGTCACGCCGAGGGCCGTGAGCGTCTGCATGAGCCGTCCGGCCAGCTTGTCGGTGAGGAATTGGTCCTCAGAATCGTCAATGAGACCGGCCAGCAGACCCGAAAGGTGCAGGACAGCGGCGTCTTCCGGGCCGATCCAAGGGCACGCGGCGGCTGTCAGCTCCACCGCACGGCGTAGCGTCTGCGGCCGGAGGGTGCTCTGAGCTGGGCGTTTACGGGGCGGCATCGAATTCCTTCGTTGGGCTTGACATACATCTAAGGGTATGAGACGATTCTCTTGTTGGTCGAGAGATTACTCTCCTGACACCCCAACTACCACCCCCCGAGCGGGCGCCTGCCGCCTCCGCTCGGGGGGTGGTAGCTTTTTGTCACTTTTCGTCACCCTATGGAGAAAAAAAAGGTTTAG